TTGCTTGGCGGTATCTAAAATTTCTGTGCGTGTATATTTAGTCATTGTTTTTCCTTTGTTTGATAGTTTGTCTAAGTTCCACTTTGCCATTGGCTTTTTCCTTTAGTTAATTGGTGGCGCGAAGTAGGCGAACTTTGGTCGGCCCCTCCCACCTTCGGTTTGGTTTCTGCACTCAATGCCCCTGTCGTTCATTAGTGCGTCTAGAACGTCAGCACGTTTGCGGCGATCCATATTTGCAAATGCCGAAACGCCGCGCGACAGGTCACGCTCTGTGAGGCCACCCAGTCCAGCCTTTTCGATACGGGCGTAGACTGCCTTACAAGCTGCCTCGAATGGACCCTCAGACATATGTGACCTAAACATTTCGATAGTCTGCTTGGTGTAGTGTTCAGTGTAGCTGATTGACCACGCCATTGCGTCTGATCCTATTTCATCTTGGGCCATCGATCTGGCAATAATAAGTGACAGGCGCATGGCGATTTCGCGTGACCGATTGTACATGGCCTCAAGGCCAGTGCCTGTCTCCTTCTTTATGGCTGAGACTAGACGCTCCTCATATGACCTCAGAAGATTTTCTGCTTCCTCAGTAAACGGAACTTCTATTGGGTGTGGAGGCATATCGTGGACATTACCAGCATCTAGATCACCGACTTGCGCGCTGGCGTGTTCCTTTGCCCAAGCTGCCAGACGGTCAGATATTGTTGACCTCCTTTTCTTCTGGGACATCTGGACGCCGATTTCTGATTTCACAATAATGAAACGGTTCAGGAGCCCAGAGGCCACGTCACCACCACCGATTGCCTGCATGAACTCTGAGGGTGTGGACATACCGACTAGGGTCAGGGATGGGCGCTTAACTACTGTCTCTAGCTTTGCGGCTTCTGATGACTTCATTGTGTTGGTTGCGTAGCCCTGCTGTCTCAAGGTTCCGTCCTGACGGCCAAAGCATTCCATGATAGATGTGAGGGCATCAGCCTTGTGTTGCATACCCTTTGCGGCGGCTGCCTTGAGCTGACGGCCAAGCTCATCAACTACGCTGACGTGAGTTGGCTTCTTAGTTAGGGTGGATAAAACACCAGCCCCAGACGTGTAGCCTGCTGGACCTATTAGATCATCAAGGCCACTGGCCTCCAGTAATTCTTCTAGAACTGTCTTGCTATGTTCCTTGCCTGATCCTGTCTCACCAATATTAAGGAAGTATAGACTGGAGAAATTTCTCTGGTCTGTAACCCAGCGGCGCCCCATTGAAACTGATCCGAACGCCAGAGCTGCCTGCACGGCAAACTGTGGCTGGGGCTTGATGGCTGTGACTGTGTAGTAGTTGACCACGTCCTGAAGGATACCGGGGACTGACAGAAGTTCTTCTGGTGCACTGGCATCTGATCTGTCAGATTTTTGGCTAGACATCATAATGTTATTGGCAACCCTTGCGCCGTGTTCGATAGCCTCACGATCATATTCGTGGTTTGGGTCTTGGGTAACGTTCAGCATTTGCGCTGCGTCTTTTACTGCCTTTGATACATTTCCCATGTGTTCATACTGACACCACAGCTCGAAGGCATCGAAGGTGTGTGCCGAATCAAATGGATCTGATGCGTGGTGGCTGTAGGCACGGCCATCATCAAAGAGCTTTACGCCCGCCAGTTTAGACGTGGAGTTTGGCGATAGGTATCTGCCGCGGGATGTTGGCTTGTAGTTATACTGAACTAGCAAGCTGTGCATATCGTGGGCATCATTGAACTTATCGATGACGCTGGTTGTCTCACCCTTTGGTCTTGGCTTTTTTGTGGGCTGAAATTCTGCCTTCTTTTTCCACGGGCATATGTCTTGTAGCTGTGGACGAAACTTGTCCCACTCCTTCCAAAGCGTGAGGAGCTGCGGCGGTAGATCTGGCAATCCATCGAAGATTGACCTGCCTGCCCACTCATATGGACGGCCAGTATCAGGGTGGATTGAGGGTGGTAAAACGTCTTGAACTGAGCCTGCTCGAAGCTCAAATACCACTTCAGTTCTGCGTGGATCACCATCTACAGGCCACGATATCTTGTGTGTGATGAGATCTGGCGGTGCTTTGAAAATGAGTTTTCCACGGTTTTCGCGGCCAATAATCTGGGGTGCTGACTGCATAAGCTCAGAAAAATCTATGCCCAGTTCCTCAAAGATTATCTTGGTATTTTCCACATGATCGATGTCAACGGCGCAGGTTTTACTGGCGCCATGTAACAGCCCAACATTGTGCGTTGGGTTCTGCTCATAATACTGTCGAGCTGCCTCTGGATCAGACAGTGCTTTTTCTGGTTGCTGCCATCCGAATCGGGTCGGCCCTTTAGACCCTGCTGGTATGGTTACTAAGTACCAGCCTAGCTTTGAGCAGTAGTCTTCAACTGGAAATTTCATTCTGCCTCGCTCAAGTATTCGCTGAGTTTTTTCCATGTGGTGAGACTGATTTGTTCGTTGCCTGTAGCAATAGATTTTACAGTGGGGTGGGACAGTCCACACCGCTCTGCAACGACAGTCAGACGGCGATCTTGGAGCGCCATTCTAATGTCATTGATGGGGATAAGTTGTTGCATATTTTTTACCTTTTTACGATTAGTTGTAAAAATATCTTTACTCCCTGAAACAATTTCTGTAAACCAATTTCTGTAGAGAGAGAAAAATAGAAGAAGAAGTGAAAGGAAATTGCGATGAGCAATATCGATGGATTGGCCTCCAAGTGGCTAGAGTTGAAGAAAGCAGAACGTAAGCTGATTGCCGAAAGACACGCAATCGAAGAGCAGATCACTGAGGCATTAGAAGCTAAAGATGAAGGCTCAATCACCCACAAGCTAGACGATCACAAGGTGACACTGTCACAGAATGTGACGCGCAAACTTGACCCCATGAAGTGGGAAGAAGTTAAGCACAAAATCCCAGAAATGAGACACCCAGTAAAAACGACCCTATCTGCTGATTCGGTTGGCGTTCGCTGGCTCTTGGACCATGACCCAAAACAGTGGGCCAAGGTCGCTACTGCCTTTGAGACAAAGAAGGCAAAGATTGGAGTTAAGGTCGAGGCGTACTAATGGCGCGCATGACCTTAACCGATAGTGAGCTGCATATGCTCATTCAGGCGCTGAAGCACATTAACTTCAGCGATCAACCAGATCAGGTTCGATTACAGCGAAAACTAAACCGTTGGCTTGAGCATCCTGATCTCGAATTTACGACAACTGAAAAAGGAAAATATAATGGATAGAACAATGGATGAAATTTTGGATGAGGTCTTTGCCCTCATATTTGGAAAGGATTGGTAATGGCTATCAATTTAAAATCACTGTCGAAACCGACAGGTCAACGCCCAGTCATAATGACCCTCTTCGGGGAGGGTGGCATGGGGAAGACAACCCTAGCGGCAATGATGCCGGGACCAGTTGTCTTCATTCGTACTGAGGACGGCACGGCGTCACTGACAGGTAATGACAACGTCAGCCTGTTTCCACTGGCAACGTCTTCTCAAGAAGTATTGGACGCCATTGAAACTCTAGGCACAGAAAAGCATGAGTTTAAAACGCTGATTATCGATAGCATAACTCAGTTGGCCACAATAATCGAAAGTGAGATTGTTGCAGCCGATCCTAAAGCCAAGAGCATAAATCAAGCGGCTGGCGGTTTTGGAGCGGGTTACGGAGCTGCCTCAGAGATTCATCGGCAGGTGCGGGAATATGCGGGAAGTTTGGCTTATGAAAGCGGTATGAACGTGGTATTCCTAGCTCACGCAGATGTCGAGACATTGACCCTGCCTGATATGGACCCCTACAATCGATACGTCTTGAAGCTCCATAAAAAGTCTCAAGGACATTGGACTGACAACGTGGATTTAGTTGGGCTTATCCGACTGAAGACATTTACCAGAGGTGAGGGCGATAAGAAGCGCGCCATCTCTACAGGTGAGCGAGAGATCCTGTGCTTTCCACAGGCTTCAAGCGTCACCAAAAATCGGTTCAATATTACTGAGCCACTGCCATTCACATTTGAGGGTGGCAACCCTTTCACAGAATTTTTACCAAACCAGAAGGAGAAATAAAATGGACTTAAATGGATTTGACGCATCGGCCATAGAGCCACAGACAACGTATGAACCACTGCCAGCAGATTGGTACAAATGCGTGATTACTGATACCGAAGAGAAGCCGACAAAGGCTCAGACGGGATCATACCTTGAGCTAAAAATTGAGGTGATAGATGGGCAGCACCAAGGGCGTCTTGTATTTGAGCGCCTGAACCTCAAGAACCCGAACAGCGTTGCTGTCGAGATTGCTCAACGCAGCCTGTCGAGCATCTGTCGGGCGATAGGTGTCAACAGTCCCAAAGACAGTGCAGAGCTTCGTGACAAGCCCATGATGGTTAAGCTGGCAGTTAAGCCAGCAGACGGTCAGTATGGCGCGTCTAATGAGGTTAAGGGCTATGACGTAGTCGGTGGGGAGACTGCGGAAGCAGCTCCTGCAGCAGCAGCAGCCACGGCCTCTGTAGGTGGAGGTTCAACACCACCTTGGAAGAAGTAGGTCTATTGAAGGATGGGGTGGCTAACACTGCCCCATTTTATGAATAGAAGGGAAGCCAGATGAACTTAGAACAATATGCCACTCCAGCCACGATTGATGCGATTTACAAGCACTATAAAGTAAAGCGCAAGAATGAGCACAGACCACACTTAGGTGGGTCACAGATTGGCAACGAGTGCAGTCGCGCTCTGTGGTATCAGTTTCGTCATGCTTGGTCGCCCACTTTTGATGGTCGTATGTTGCGACTGTTCGAGACAGGTGACCGCGAAGAAGATCGTATCGTGGCTAACCTACGGGCTGTTGGCGTTACGGTCTGGGATAAAGATCCAGACACAGGCAAGCAGATTAGGTTTGCAGAGTGTGGTGGCCACTTCGCATTGTCGCTGGATGGGGTGGGCGAGGGGTTTGCGGAAAGCAGCAAGCCACACACGCTAGAGTTCAAGACGATGAACGATAAGAACTTTAAATCTATGAAGAACTTAGGGTGCAAGAAATCCAAGCCAGTGTATTGGGCGCAGTGTCAAATCGGTATGCACTTGGGTGACATGGACAGGTGCTACTTCTTCGCCGTCAACAAGAACACAGATGAGATGTATGGCGAAAGAATTAAGCGCGACAAGGCTGTTGGCAACTTGCTGGTGAGCAAGGCCAAGAACATTATATTTTCTGATACACCGCCTGCCAAGCTAAATGAAGATCCCAGCTACTGGCAGTGTCGGTTCTGTAGCTACTTCGCTGTGTGTCACGGGTGCAAAGTTCCAGAGGTAAGTTGTCGAACGTGCAGCCATGTAACGCCAGAGCAGGATGGAACGTGGAGCTGCGCCAAGGGCAAGCCTGTCGTTACTTGTGATGAGCATCTGTTTATTCCTCAGATCATGCCAAAGGATTTTGTGGTTACGGACGCTGGTGATACCTTTGTGGAATACGAGGATCAGGACAGTGGCGAGATCATTCGGAACGAAAACAATAGCCAAGCTATTTTTGATGAAAGGATGCGACATGGATGAACACGAACAGATGGAAATACTGATCAACAATATATTGGGGGTGATGCCAGATGAAATGAGTGATGAAGGTTTGGTGTGTATCATCTTGAACTTGGTGGCAGTGTATTCTCGCTATGCAAATTGGCCCCAGATACAAAATGATGTTTCTGTTAATATTTTGGATGTGGTGAGCGAAAATCGTGATGTAAAAATTGCAGTCCAAGACGCTGATAATTTTTTGGAGAAAATTCGTAATGAAGTTTAGGCCAACATATGAAACTTCTGGGGATCTAAAGAAAGAAACACTGGCGGTAAAAAGATTTATTGCAAGTTTTGGTGGCGATGTAGATTTTGCTAAATTGCCCATACAGTACAAAATGGATTTTTGTTTGATTGACAACAAAACAGTCTGCACTTTTGTAGAAGTTAAATGCAGAACAAATAAAAAAACTGCATATTCCACATACATTATTTCCATGTCTAAAGTTGTTGCGGCAAAATCTTACAGTGACATTGGGATTAACTGCATACTTTTAGTGCAATGGACTGATCAAATGGGATGGGTTGATATGTCTAATAATGAATGGGACGCTAAAATTGGTGGCCGAAAAGATAGAGGTGATTGGCAGGACATAGAGCCTGTAATCCACATACCAATTTCTGAATTTAATATTGTAGGTGAAACATGAAGTTTGAACTTAGAGACTACCAAAAAGAAGCTGTCGATGGCCTGTACAATTACTGGGCTGGCAAGGCTGGCGATAACCCACTGATTGTGGCTCCCACTGGATCAGGCAAGACAGCGATCATAGCGCAGATCATAAAAGACGCCATGTCATTCCAAGGCACACGGGTGTTAATTGTTACGCACGTCAAGGAGCTGCTTGAGCAGGGAGCCAATGGGTTGCTTGCTTTATACCCAGAGGCTGATTTTGGGATGTACAGCGCAGGTTTAAAGCAAAGGGTTTTAGATCGTCCAATTACCTTTGCAGGCATCCAGTCGATCTGGCAGAGAGCGTATGACATAGTTCCAGCTCCAGATCTTGTTTTGATTGATGAGGCGCACTTGCTGCCTAAAAATACTGAGACTAGATACAATCGTTTTATATCTGATCTGAAGACCTGCAACCCAATGGTTAAAGTCGTTGGATTGACGGCCACTCCATACAGATTGGACACGGGGTATTTGCATAAGGGTAAGGGCGCAATTTTTGATGGGATTGCGTATGATATTCCAGTGGCCATGCTGATGGAGCAGG